CGGTCAGTAAGGAGACATAAAATATGGCTATTTTAGGCGTAGATGACTTTAAATCCAAGTTGACAGGTGGCGGTGCCCGTGGTAACTTATTTAAAGCAACACTAAACTTTCCTGGTTATGCCGGAGGCAACGTTGAGCTAGCATCATTCATGTGTAAAGCTGCTCAGCTACCTGCTTCTATCATTGCACCAATCACTATCCCATTCCGTGGACGTCAGTTGCAAATTGCAGGTGATCGTACATTCGAACCGTGGTCAGTGACAATCATCAATGACGTTCAAATGGAAACACGAAGTGCTTTCGAACGTTGGATGAATGGTATTAACCAGCACAACGCAAACACTGGACTAACTAACCCTGTTGACTATCAAGCAGACATGGTTGTAGAACAGTTAAATAAGGCAGGAGAGTCTGTTAAACGATATGACTTCCGAGGAACTTTTCCAACTAACATCTCTGCAATCGATGTATCATACGATTCAGAAAATGTTATCGAAGAGTTTACAGTTGAACTTCAAGTTCAATACTGGGAATCAAATACGACTTCTTAAACCCTTATAAATAACAGTATAAGCAGAGGGGATTTACTCTCCTCTGCTATTATTGAGAGGATATTACATTGGCCGACTTTTTTGGTTTTGAAATAAAGAAAAAGGATCAAGAAAAGGAAGATCGCAAACGCGCCTCCTTTGTTGCTCCTATGGATGAAGATGAAGGTATTGGTAATGTAATCAATGCCGGTGGTCATTACGGCCAGTATGTTGATATTAATGGTGACCAAACTAAGTCAGAAAAAGAACTTATTTTTAAGTACCGAGATATCTCTCAGCATACAGAATGCGATGCAGCAGTTGAAGACATTGTTAACGAATCTATCGTTTCTGATGATGACTCCTCACCAGTATCGCTTATCATGGATGATTTAGATCAACCTGATCGCATCAAGAAAATGATGTCAGAAGAATTCGAGCACATTATTGCTATGCTTAATATGAATTGGTATGGCCACGACATCTTCCGTCGTTGGTACGTCGATGGACGTTTGTACTACCATAAGATCATAGATGAGTCTAATCCTAAGAATGGTTTAATTGAACTACGTTCTATTGATCCTACAAAGATTCGCAAAGTACGTGAGCTCAAGAAAGAAAAAGATCCTAAGACAGGTGCTGAAATTATAATAGGCGCTAGTGAGTATTTTATCTTCCAGAACGATTCACTTGGAAATAAGTCACAAGGTCTTAAGATTGCAAAAGATTCTATTACATACGTTACTTCTGGACTATTAGATCCAAGTCGTAAACGTATCTTATCACACCTACATAAAGCACTGAAGCCTGTTAATCAGCTTCGTATGATGGAAGATTCATTGGTAATCTATCGTCTTGCACGTGCTCCTGAACGTCGTATCTTTTATATCGATGTAGGTAACCTTCCAAAAGGTAAAGCAGAAGAATATCTACGTAACATCATGGCAAAGTACCGTAACAAAATGGTTTACGATGCTGAAACTGGTGATATGAAAGATGACAAGAAGCATATGTCAATGCTTGAAGATTTTTGGTTACCAAGACGTGAAGGCGGCAGAGGTACAGAAATTTCTACTCTACCTGGTGGTGAAAACCTAGGTCAGATTGATGACATTGAATACTTCCGTCGTAAGCTATATAAATCTCTTAATGTACCAAGTGGTCGTTTAGAACAAGAACAACAATTTAATCTTGGTCGATCTACAGAGATCTCAAGAGATGAGCTTAAGTTCCAAAAGTTTATTAATAGATTACGTAAGAAGTTTTCTGCACTATTCATTGATATTCTTAAAACACAGCTTATTCTTAAAGGCATTGTTACAGAAGATGAATGGGAAACTATTAGATCTGACATTAGTGTTGACTTCTTAAAAGATAACCACTTCTCTGAACTGAAAGATGCAGAACTATTACGAGAACGTTTAGGTACACTACGTGAAATAGATGAATATGCAGGACGTTATTACTCTGTTGAATGGATACGTAAGAACGTATTAATGCAAACAGAAGAAGATATTGAAAATATTATCAAACAAATTGATAGTGAAGGCATGAATGACAATAATGATGAAGATATTTAAAGTCTAAATCGTAGGTTGTATAAATAAATGAAAGGCGAGTAAGATGACTGAAGTAAGTGATTTAATTAATGCATTAGATGGTAATAGCAAAAATGACGCGAATAACGCATTTGCTGCACTAATGCAAAATAAAATTAATACCGCAATGGATGATCGTAAGATTTCTATCGCACAAGGAATGACTGGTACTGCACCAGAATTAGAGGAAGTAGAACTCGATGATGAAGTTTCAGGAATTCAGGACGAAGCCTAATACTGTATCTGAGGCTACTAAGTCTTTTAAAGTCGGTAAAGGTAAGTTCAAAGCGGAAATTAAAAAGAAAGGATCTAAGTTTGTTGCATCGATTGATGGTCAAGATTTAGATACTTTTAAAACTGAAAAAGACGCTGAAAAGGCAATTAAAGATTTCACAAAATTAATGGGCAAATAACATGAAGTTAATGACAGAACATCTCGACACACAGCTCGAGTATATGACTGAAGCTAACGATAACGGCGAGAAAACCGCTGTCATCGAAGGTATCTTTATGCAAGCTGAAGGTAAGAACCGCAATGGCAGGATCTACCCGAAAGCAGTCCTAGAAAAAGCAGTGGCAAAATACACTGCTGAACAAGTTTCCAAAGGTAGAGCTGTAGGTGAATTGAATCACCCAGAAGGCCCTACTGTTAATTTGGATAAAGTATCTCATCGCATTACCGAACTTAATTGGGATGGTAATAATGTGATGGGTAAAGCACTAATTTTGAATACTCCAATGGGTCAGATTGTAAAGGGTCTGATGGAAGGTGGTGTTCAGCTTGGTGTTTCAAGTCGTGGTATGGGTAGTCTTGTGCAACGTAATGGTGTTAACATGGTAGGTAACGATTTTATCTTATCTACAGTTGATATCGTACAAGATCCATCTGCTCCTGAGGCCTTTGTAAATGGCATCATGGAAGGAGTAGATTGGGTTTGGGATAATGGTATCCTAAAAGCACAAGAAATTGAACAGTTCGAGACTGAGATCAAAGAAGCAAAATCAGCTGACATGAGTAATGTACAGATGAAAGTCTTCAAAGATTTCCTCTCAAAACTTTAACTCAATAGGAGTATTGAATGTCTGATATCGAACAGAAAATCGAAGTCGAAGACGTTGTTGAACAACTCCAAGATGAGACCCTTGAGAACGTTGAAGTTTCTGATGGGAATCACCTGGACGAGGCAAAGGCTGCACCTGAAGTTGATGGGGCGAAAGCTGCTGAAGATGACGCTGCTGAAATTAAGAAATCAGCACCGGCACAAGCAACTGCACCAAAGACAAAAGCAGGTATGGTTAATGCCATGTATAACAAAATGTCTAAGATGAAAAAAGAAGAGCTAACAGCAGCATATATGAAGATGCATGCTGAAAGCGTAGAGACAGATGATGCAGAAGTTGTATCTGAATCTCACTTTGACGAAGATTTGGATGCATTGGTTGCTGATGAAGCAACTCTTTCTGAAGGATTCAAAGGTAAAGCTGCAATCATTTTTGAAGCTGCACTAAAATCTAAACTAGCAACAAACGTTGCACGCTTAGAAGAATCATATCAAGAAGAGTTGACTGAAGAAACAACTCGTATTCATTCTGAATTGGTCGAGAAAGTTGATGGCTACCTCAACTACGTCGTCGAAAACTGGATGGAAGAAAATAAACTTGCAGTAGAAAACGGTCTACGTACCGAAGTTGCTGAAAGCTTTATGACTGCCCTTCATGGTGTGTTCACTGAGCACTATGTTGATGTACCGGAAAGCAAAGTTGACTTAGTCGACGATCTTGCTACGAAGGTAGACAACCTTGAAGAAGCGGTTAACGTTTCCGAGCAGAAAAACATCGAATTGTCTAACGAAGTAAAAACTCTTACTCGTGATGCAATCGTACGTGAATCTGCAACTGGTTTGAGCGAAGCACAAGCTGAAAAGCT